AAGCCCCACCATCATGATACATTATGTAATGATAGGGAGGACAATGATGAGTAGAAATCAATCTAACATTAAGTTTGTCGGACTACACGCGCATAGCGTGGCAGGTTCTATTTTTGATGCGATTGGATATCCCCAAGCACATATGGATTTTGCATATGAAAACGGATGTGATGCTTTGGCGCTTACTGATCATGGCAACATGAATGGCTTAGCATACCAAGTGCTTCATGCCAAGAAGATGCAAGAGGAAGGCAAGGAGTTCAAGCCCATTTTTGGATGCGAAGCTTACTTTATCCCTTCCATAGAAGAATGGCGAGGCGCCTACGAGAAGGCGATGGAAGACAAGAAGAAGGCTCGCTCAGTAAAGCGAGACGCAGCCTCGGGTGCCACAGTTGAAGACGAGGGCAATAGCAAAAAGACCCAAGATCTCCTCCGGCGCCGGCGCCATCTCGTTCTTTTGGCACAAAACCAAACAGGATTGAGCAATCTTTTCAAGCTTGTTTCGGAAAGCTATAAAGCAGAGAATTTTTATCGTTATCCGCGAATTGATTATGCCCTCCTCAAGAAATACAACGAAGGCATCGTAGCATCCTCAGCTTGTCTTGGGGGAGTATATGCTGGTAATTATTGGGAAAATCGCGATGAAGGTCATGACGCTGTTTTGGATGCAATGCGTGAGACAACAATGAACATGCAAGAAGTATTTGGTGACCGATGGTACGCCGAGATTCAATGGAACAACATCAAAGAACAACACGAACTTAATCAATATGTAATACAAGTTGCGCAAGAATTTGGTGTCAAAGTGATTACAACAGCCGATAGCCATTATCCTGGGCCGGATGCATGGAAGGATCGCGAGCTTTATAAGCGCCTTGGTTGGCTCGGCCGTGGAAGACCCTCTTGGGCAGAAGAAGAATCACAGTTGCCCGACGGTGTTGAGGAAATAGGATATGAACTATATCCAAAGAACGGAGATCAGATTTGGGAAAGCTACAAACATTATGCAGAATCGTGCGGCTTTGAGTATGATGACAATGTTGTTTTAAAGAGCATTGAAGAAACACATCGAATTGCTCATGAACGAATTGAGTCTTTCCTCCCCGACAACACAGTACGATTGCCTGAATTTGTTGTTCCGGCCGGCCACACCGCAACACAAGCCCTTGTTCAGTTTGCCTTGGAAGGACTCAAAGAAAGAGGCTTACACACAAATAAGCAGTATACTGATCGGCTCCAACGCGAGCTAAATGTCATCGATGAGCGAGGCTTTTCTAAGTATTTCTTGACAATGAAGGCCATTGTTGACGTGACAAACGAAATGATGCTGGCCGGACCCGGCCGCGGATCTGCAGCCGGCTCTCTGGTGGCATATGCGCTAAACATAACCCAAATTGACCCTATTAAACATGGCCTACTGTTTTCGCGTTTCCTGCGTTCAGACGCAACTGATTACCCTGATATAGATTACGATGTATCTGACCCCATGGTTCTTAAAGAAAAGCTTGTTGAGATGTGGGGTGAAGATGTTGTAGCGCCCATCTCTAATTGGAACACACTTCAGCTACGCTCTTTAATTAAAGATATCTCAAAGCTTTATGGGATACCATTTACTGAGGTTAACACTGTTACAAGTGTGATGATGCGCGAGGCAATGCCCTCGGCCAAACGCAAGCATGGTATCAAGGCCGGCGTCTATGCGCCCACTTGGAAGGAGGTGATGGAATTTTCTCCAACCCTGCAAGCATATCTCAATAAATATCCGGCGGTCAAATCTCACGTTGAGGGCTTAGTGGGGCAGGTTCGCTCTTGCTCTCGTCATGCCGGCGGTGTTGTAATCGCAGAAGACTTGGGTGACAGTATGCCACTCATTAATTCTGGTGGCGTGCGCCAGACCCCGTGGTCAGAAGGACAAAATGTTCGCCACCTTGAGCCAATGGGTTTTATTAAATTTGATCTTTTAGGTTTGGCTACACTAAAGATGATGGAGGTTTGTATTGAACACATCCTTCGTCGTCACTATGGGGTAGAAGAGCCAACGTTTACGCAGCTGCGAGAATATTATAATAAGTACTTGCATCCAGATGTAATTAACATGGATGATCAGTCGGTCTATGAAAACATCTTTCATGCCGGAAAGTGGGCTGGTGTATTTCAGTTTACAGAACAAGGCGCTCAAAATTTCTGCAAAAGGGTGAAGCCCAAAAACATAATTGACATCTCAGCAATTACTTCCATTTTTCGTCCAGGCCCCCTCTCGGCTGGCGTCGATGCAGACTATGTAGAAGCAAAGAGCCACCCGCAATATGTATCATATCTTTCAGATGAATCTCGCGAGATCACAGAAGAAACTTTTGGCTTTCTGATTTTTCAGGAACAGATAGCTCTTCTCGCACATAAGCTTGGTGGCCTAACTCTTGATGAAGGAAACATGCTTCGCAAGGTTCTTACCAAAAAAGGAACCGGCAAGGGTGATGTTAAAAATAGGTTGAGAGTTAAATTTATTGACGGGTGCGACAGCAACGGTATTGCAAGAGACAGCGCCCAGGCACTCTGGGATAAGTTTGAATACTTCTCTGGTTATGGTTTTAATAAGTCTCACGCGGTTTCTTATAGTGTTATTTCATATCAATGCGCTTGGTTGCTAACTTACTATGAGTCGGAATGGATTGCTGCTTTTCTTGACAAAGAGCCTGAGTCTCGTAAAGAAAAGGCAATCAATATTGCAAAATCATTTGGATATAGCATTGCGCCTGTTGATGTTAATAAATCTGGAAAGGTTTGGGAGATTGCGAAAGACAACAGGACGCTAATTCAGCCGTTGACCTCCATTAAAGGTTTTGGCGATTCGGCACAAGAACAAATTTTAGACCACCGGCCTTTCGCCGATATTGAAGACCTCTTATTTCGTGAGGAGATTACATACTCCAAATTGAACAAAAAGGCTCTCGACGCTCTATGTCGAGCGGGCGCAATGGACAACCTAGTTGATGAACGTTTTACAGGCCGCAAACATTTTTGGTCAGCCGCAGTGGTCGACCGGCCCAAGAACAAAAAGAAATTTATCGAAAACATAGAAGCATATAGGCAAGAAGGAGACTTTACCGAAGAAGAAATAATCCACTTTAAAACCGAATTGACTGGCGTTTTTCCAATGAATTTGGTGATTAGCGCCGAGACAATTAGTCGGCTAAAGGAAAAGTATATCCCCCCCATTAGTGACTTCGATCCAGAACTTTGTGTTTGTTGGTTTATTCCTCGTAAAATTGTGCCAAGAAAAACCAAGAATGGTAAAAATTATTGGATTGTCGAAGTGATTGATTCAAATAATGAAACTGCTAAAATTCGCTGTTGGGGTGTTCGGCCCGAGAAAGATAAAATCTTTCTTAACCATCCATATATGGCAAAGCTGAAGTACGATGAACAGTGGGGCTTTTCGACTTATGCAATCGGAAAGACGTTTAAACTATTAAGATAGAAATTATATAAATCACTTGACAGGCAGCTGATATCTTGATATATTATAGATGTAACAAAGGAGGGCTTAATGGCCAACACAAACGAAGAGAAAAAGCAATACGTTAAGGAGTATATCCGCTCCCTTTCGGCTATTGAAGAGTGCATCGAACCTTATCAGGAGCAAAAGCGTGATCTGCGCTCAGAGTTCCGTGAGAATGGATGGCTCAACACGGACGAGATTCGCGCAGCAGTAAAGGCATATCGTCTTTATAAGCAAAAGTACAATATTGATGAGGTAGTGGAGAATTTTACTCTTATCACCGGTGAGGAACCAGATGATAGTTGAGTACGCAAAGGTGCGGGAGTCAGCCTTCGAGCCGAGCCGCGCAAACCCTTCAGATGCGGGGCTAGATGTATACTATTCACCGGAGAAACCCCACAACAAGATGTACATTGGAACGAGCACTAGCCGCGTTATCCCCACTGGTTTAAAGTTTGCGATTCCGCACGGTTATATGTTAGAGGTAAAGAATCGCTCTAGCGTAGCAGCTAAACGACAGTTGTTGGTGGGTGCATGTGTAATTGATTCTGGATATGAGGGTGAGGTTTTTGTTAATCTTCACAATATAGGAGTAGAGAGTCAAACACTTAAACCCGGCGATAAGATTGCACAACTTGTCATGACGCCCGTGGTACATTTTCGACCATCCGAAACAACAGAAGCGACCCTATATAATTATCCCATGACTATTAGCAATAGGGGAGAAGGCGCGTTAGGGAGTACGGATGAATAGCGAGACTAAACTTGTAATGTTTTCATCCAAGACAGGAAATTGGGAAACACCTCAAGAATTTTTCGACAAACTAAATTGGAGATTTGGGCCATTTGATTTAGATCCATGCGCATCTGCATCGACCGCCAAGAGCGCCAAGTTTTTTACAGAACAGGATGATGGCTTGACACAAGAGTGGTCCGGCCATACTGCATTTGTGAACCCCCCATATGGTCGTGGCATCGAGAAGTGGATTAAGAAAGCTTATGAGGAATCACGAAAGGAAAATACTAAAGTAGTAATGCTTCTTCCTGCACGAACCGACACAAAGTACTGGCATCAATATGTTATGAGAGCCGAAGAAGTATACTTTATAAAAGGTCGTTTAAAATTTGGAGATAGCGAGAATAGCGCCCCATTCCCATCAGCAGTTGTAGTTTTTGATGGTACCAACCAACCGCAGATATTTGGAGCCATGAATAGATGAACCGTAAGGAACGCCGCAGAATGGAGAAGAGCATGGGTACAGAATCGACCGAAAAACTTGCCGAAAAAATTTTCCAGTTTAATCAGCTTCCGGAAGCATGCAACGCATGCACAAAAACATTTAACAAAAAAGATAAGGACATGGTACAATCGTGGTCAGTTGTTGTGAGACAAGAAGTGGTAAGATTGTTCTGTCCTGCCTGCATACAAAAAACAAAGGAGAGGATAGAAGATGTCAATAGTAGCAAGAATAGACAAGAAAAGTCTAATGATGATTCTTGATGGAGGAGTCGGCGAGGAACACTCAGTCGTTATCAAATTTTATGCGCCTCATTGTCAATATTGTCTTAATTTGGCCGATTACTATAAAGAAATTGCCAATTCATATAATGATGTGCTATTTTATGCTTTTAATATGGAGGATGACAATGGCGAGTTGGAACAAAAATATGGATTTTATGGAATTCCAACGCTCTTTCATATAAAGACAGGAGGCAAGAAGACCAAGGTTACTCTTATGCCTGACCCTGACGATCCAAATGAACATACATGGTATCGCACAAATGATATCAAAGAATTTATTGACAAACACAAATAGGAGAAAAAATGTCGTTAAAGAATCTTGAAGCCGCACTAATGCAACTAAGTGCAAAGGCAACGGAGCATTACGCTGCAATCGAGCTTATAATCAATAATCCAGTTGCAATTTCTGAGCACACCAATCATGTTGATGAAATTATTCGGCGCGCAAAGCATATGGCCGAATGCGAAGAGGCATATGCTTCGCTGCATAAGCACTTCATTCAGGCCGCACAAGAAGACACCGATGCAGCAGCAGAGCAATAAAATGCTTGAAGCGTTAACCTATGATGATGTATTGCTGCAGCCACAATACTCAGAGATTCGCTCACGCGGCGATATAGACACTAGCACTGACCTGGGCAAGCTTATCAATTTAGGCATGCCTATTATTTCGTCACCAATGGATACGATTACCGGTGGACGGATGGCAGCTGCCATGACGCGACACGGAGGCCTGGGTATTGTTCATCGTTATAATACGGCAGAAGAGCAGATGTTGGAAATTATCAAAGCATATGAAAACAGCAACAACAAAATTATCGTTGGCGCCGCTGTTGGCACATCGGGTGATTATTTAGACCGCGCGCGCAGCCTTATAAGCGCAGGTGTTAATTTAATTTGTGTTGATGTTGCCCACGGACACCATGTTTTAATGAAAGAGGCGTTATATAATTTGAGAAAAATGGCACCTAATCTTCATATTATGGCCGGCAACGTAGCTACGTTGGAGGGCGTTAACGATCTCGCCGATTGGGGCGCAGACTCTATTCGTTGCAATATTGGGGGTGGCTCAATTTGCTCTACAAGAACACAAACTGGCCATGGCCTTCCGGGCCTTCAAACTATTTTTGAATGTTCAAAGACTGACCGCGATGTGAAAATTATCGCCGATGGCGGAATCCGAAACTCTGGCGACATTGTAAAGGCGCTTGCCGCCGGCGCAGATGCTGTGATGTGTGGATCTCTTTTCGCCGGCACAAGTCAAACTCCTGGCAAAGTTTTCGAGGGAACTAATGGCGCAAAGTATAAAGTTTATAGAGGAATGGCTTCGAAAGAAGCACAGATTGAATGGCGCGGCAAATACTCTTCTTTCGAAGGCATATCAAGCCGCGCACCATATCGTGGCGATGTTCGCTTTATTCTGGAAGATCTTGAGCGCGGGATCCGCAGCGGGCTTTCCTATTCCGGCGCGCATAACCTCATAGATCTACAACGAAAGGCAAAATTTGTGCGTCAGACAACTGCTGGTTTGGGCGAAAGCATGACTCATATTAACACGAGGAAATGGTAATGTCGGAGAATTTCGATAACTATGGAAAGGATCGAAAAAGGTTGATATTTAATATAGCCGATCACGATCATGCTAAGTTAATTGTTCGTTTACGTCACAATTCACTAACACAAGCTGAATTCTTTAGGGCAGTTATCGATGGGGTTAATACGGGCGATCACAACATCTGTGCGTTCATTGAAGATTATCTTGCGGCAAAACAAAAATTAAGTAAACAAAAAATTAAAAAATCTCGACAAATTCGCGAACAGGGCGAACAGTTGATTGAAGACTTTGCTCTAACTGATAATGAGGTAGGGGACATTTTTGACTTAATCGCCGACGATCACCCAGACCTATGAAAAAAGATGGCCTATTTGCATGTGCGCGTAAATGCATGAAAGAGCGAAAATGCTGCAACACATTGGAATGCCGGCATTATATTGAATACCCGGCTGACTACAATTGCACTTTGGTGGCTGTTTATGAAAATGGCCCAATGACGCTAAGGGAAGTTGCAAAGAGATTAAGCATATCTTTTGCGAGAGTAAAGCAGATAGAACAAAAGGCACTTAACAAAATGAAGAAGAACACACTCATATCTTAAAATATTTTGTGTTCTTTATTGATTTTCACTACTATTTAATGTTGAGTTTTACTTTAAGGAGATTTACTATGGCTCGAAAAACACTTTTAACTGAGGCTCAGATTCGAAGCTTCATAAAGCTTGCTAACATCGGCCCTGTTGGCGACACCAAGTTGCAAGAATGGTACGATGAGGGTCTTGAGGAACAGGAAGAAGAGGAAGAGCTAGAAATGGATGATGAAGAAGAGCCCGAGCGGGTGGGCCATGGCGGCGGCCTGCCGGACATGGACGCAGAGCTTGGCGGCGACGAAATGGAAATGGATGCAGAGCTTGGCGACGACGAGATGGATATGGATGCAGAGCTTGGCGCCCCTGACGAACTAGATGTGGGCCCAGGTGGCGACAAAGAGTCCGAATTCATGGATCTTGTACAACAGTTGGCTGATATGGTTGGCGTTGAGGTAGACATGGAAGGTGGCGCCGAAGGCGAAGAAGAAATGGGAGCCGATCTTGAAGGAGGTGAGGAAGCAGAAGAAGAGCTACCCCCCATGCCCGGAGAAGAAGAAGCTGGAATGGAAGCTGGAATGGAAGCCGGCGAGGAAGAAGAGGAAGAGGAACTCCCCGGGATGCGCGACAGCATGTACGAAAACACTGACAAGGTTGTCAACGAAGTTGCTCGTCGCGTTGCCGGCCGGCTAGCCAGCGAGAACAAAAAGACCAAGATGGTTAATGACTTGGCCGAAAGAATATTTAACCGCCTTACAACAAAGTAAAGTAAAACTTGACAAATCAAACGCAAACCATTATGATAACCATCAGAGATCTCTGATGGTTATTTTTTTGAGGAAGTTATGGGCATTGAACAATATGCAATATACCTGTTAATTTTTACATTCGGCTATGTTACGAGCCGCACATTTTATTTTTTTAGTAGTGTGCGACACTCAATTAGAACGCTAAAAATAATGCATGTGGTTGCATTGTCTATGTTGCTCAATTGTATTCAGGAATACGCGTACGTTGGGGCTAAAAAATTAGCTACATTAGAAAAATGTGGCGTGCTTCCTAGTGATAGAATATATAAGAATGCCGAGACCGCCCATGAAGAGATTGTTGATTCTTTTAAGAGGCGTAGTATCGCCTCGCTAATAGCGCTACACCCACAAGTTTTTAGGCCGATTTTACAGTTTGAGGATTGGAACTCGGCCATGGAATATCTGGAAAAAAACAAAAAAATTGTTAAATTGTTTTTAGCATGAAGAGAACTATGTTTAATAAAATTAAGAAGAAGATTTTAGACGCTGTGACTAAAAAATTATCAGCGCCGCCGAAGGACCCAGAGGATAAGGTAGAGAAGATTGTTTTAGTTGATCCATCTGCACTCGTCGCGCCAGAGGAGGAACCCGATATGAGAATCATCGGGCTCTTTACCGATGTTCAAGAAGAAAAAGTTGCTGAAATTGTACAAGCGCTTCTTTATCTAAATGAGGTAAACAAGAACGAAGAGAAACAGGAAGATCGTCAGCCAATTGAATTTTACATTTCAACTTATGGAGGCTCAGCCGATGACATGTTCGCTCTATACGACGTCATGAATCTTGTGAGAGAAGAAACTGAAATTCACACCATTGGCGTGGGGAAGGTTATGTCTGCCGGCGTTTTATTGTTGGCCGGTGGCACGCCCGGTAAACGAAAAATTGGCAAAAATTGCCGCGTAATGATCCACAATGTGAGCGCCGGCGCTGCCGGCTCACTGCCAAATTTGGCAATAGAGCTTGAAGCAATTCAGCAGTTGCAAGAGGATTATGTTAATGCCTTGGTGTCGTGCACAAAGCTAACTCAGAAAAAACTTACAAAAATGCTAAATGAAAAAGTTAATATTTATCTTGATGCCGAAGAAGCAGTGCGGCTTGGAATTGCTGATATTATTATATAAATAGATTGACAATCTTTTGATAATGAGTTATAATTATAATGTATGCATGAGGTGTAAATGAGTAGAGCATATGATAGCAGGAATTCTCTGCAGCAAAAAATTATGAATGGGGCAAACACTCTTGTTGACAATGTTGCTTCCACACTCGGTCCCCGCGGCCGCAATGTTTTGCTGCAAGAAGCAGGCAAGGGCCCTTTTATTACCAAGGACGGTGTGACAGTTGCGCATTTTGTGCAGCTAGAGGATCCATTTGAAAATGCGTCTGCGCAGATTATTAAGCAAGCTGCAATTGAAACGAATAATGAAGCCGGCGACGGCACTACAACTGCAACAGTCTTGGCGCGCGCCATATTACGAGAATCACAAAGATATATTGCTTCTGGCGCGTCCCCGATTGAATTACAAAGAGGTATTGATGCAACAGTTAAAGAAATCACAAAAAATCTTACAAATATGGCAATCCCGGTTAAAAATGCTGAAGACATCACTCATATTGCCGCTATCTCAGCCAATAACGATGCTGCTATTGGAGGGCTTATTGCTCTTGCTGTTGATCGCGTGGGCGAAGACGGATCTATTACAATAGAGGAGTCTCGTTCTTTAGAGACGTCCATAGATGTTACCGAAGGATTTAAAATTGAATCCGGATACTGTGCTGCAGCCTTTATTACAGATGATCGGCGCTCAGTCATGAACTATGAGGAACCACTTTTCCTGATAACAGACCATAAGATATCACAGGTAGAACCAATATTGCCGATTCTAGAAATGATTGCACGGGAAGGCCGCCCCCTTATTATTGTCGCAGAGGATATCGAAGGACAAGCATTGGCAGCCTTGATTATGAATGCAATACGAGGTACCTTAAAGATTGCTGCCGTTAAGGCGCCTTATTATGGCGAAGAAAGAAGAAATCTATTAAGCGATCTCGCATTGTCAGTTGGAGCTACGTTGATAGCGAGAGAAGAGGGCAAAAAATTGCAAGAGATAGAGCTTTCAGATCTTGGAACGGCCAAGCTTGTTGAAAGCAACAAATACTCGACCGTAATCGTGGGCGGCAAATGTGACTTTAAGGCCATTGATGAGCGCATAGAGGCTTTAAAAAATCAAATCAAACAAACCTCTTCGATTCAAGATTGCGAACAATTACAGGCGCGCGTTGTGCGCTTGTCTTCGGGTGTCGCGGTCATCTCAGTAGGAGGTTCTACCGAAGTTGAAATGACCGAACGCAAGCACCGCATTGAGGATGCCCTGGAGGCAGTAAGATCCGCCCAGGAAGAGGGTATCGTTGGCGGAGGTGGTGTTGCGCTCATTGAGGCAACAAAAAAGCTTTTAATCGAAACTAACCACTCAGAGCAAGCTCTCGGCGCGGTTATCGTAAAAGAAGCATGTAAAGAACCATTTCGCCAAATGGCACTCAATGCAGGAGAACCTCCGGATGTGTTGATTAAGACAGTAATGGAGGCAGATGAGGGCATGGGCTGGGATTTTAGAAACAATGAGTTGGTCAATCTACTTGATAACGGTATTATCGATCCAGTTAAAGTTACCAAGGCTGCTCTTCAGAACGCTGCTAGCTGCGCTGGGACCCTAATTACTACTAATTTTGGCATTATACAGACAGGAGAATAAAATGCAAGAAGGAGATTTGATTCACATACCCCAAGATGTTCTGTTATTCGACAAGAATAATATTTTTATTGATAAAACCAAGAAGCCGATAGTGGGGGTTTTTCTAAAAGAAACGCCAGTGGGTTCACCATGGCAGGCCGGCACATACACCGTTTATGCCAAAGGCCGCGAAGCGGTGGTGGCGAGAAGATGTGTGTACCCCATGGAGGAAGAATGTTAGTTAAATTAACCGAAGTGTGCAACACTGGCGCAGTTACTGCAAATGCTAAATATTCCTTGCGCGAAGTCTTTGTTAACCCGGAACATGTAGTGATGGTTCGTGAAGAGCGGCGTTTGCGAGAGTTAAATGAACAAGGGCGTCTGCCAAGCGATCTGGACCCGGACCACAGATTTTCGAAAATCATAATTGATCGAGGCAACACCGGCACTGAAATAACTGTGGTTGGCGCGCCGGAGATTATCGAGTTGGCGCTTCAAAATAGCTCCAAACAACTTTTAAGGGGATGATATGGGACAAAGGATAACTATTCAGTATTCCGTCGAGGAGACGGAACTTAAGTATGAGACGTATAGGCTTCTTACTAATAGTCTAGCCCGGCTAACTTCGATTAATGCCGGCACGCCCGATGTTCAGAGTGTTTTAACAATCGGCACACTAAAAGAGGTAAACGCTTTACGCGAAGAGATGGCCCGAATCGATATCATGTTGGAAGATGTATCTGCTATAATTGATGGGTACGTTAGGTACGAGCACGGTGTTTTTTTAGGTGAGAGCACCGAGCTAGATGATTCTGTTCCCGCTGCAGCACCAGACATAGAAGGTCTTCAGCAGAAGCTGCAAGGCTTGAAACACGCCCTTCAAGAACCCAATGAAGTCTCCGATTAAAGATTTAAGATACGCCTCAAGGGCGTTAAGTGTGCTTAAGCGCATAATCCCTGCGGATAGTTCCGTAGAGTCGTTTTTGTTGTTTGCCGGCGATCTGGAGATCAACTTAGCAGAAGCCGGCCGCCAAGTCACCGCTCATACCAATAGATATGTAATTTATGATTTTTGGGTATCTTTGTTTGAAAGCCCATGGGTGCTTTCTGAAATGGCCCAATTTTTTTACCCGTTTGAAAGTCAAGAAGTTTTTAACGTATTTCAAAAAGATTATAGTAAAAAAAAGGATCCCTATATGCGCGCAGCCCTATTTTTTTTGTTAAATCGGTGTTCATCAAATGGAATGATATCTTCTGGAGATTTAGATCAAAAAAATTATACCCCTATGGCCCTGACTCACCTTGAAAGATTTAAACAAATTAATTTTGACGTTGTTTGCGATCAGTCCGAGAACTTTTTAGCGAACGTTTCACAAATAAAAGATACTGATTTCATCTTTTTTCCAGTAGGAAAGTTTAGTTTCAATTTGTTAGAAGAAGGGATTACCCGCGGCCAAGAAGAAACAACGATTTATCACAAAGAACTAAAAGAGACTGTAGATGCTCTTAAAACGCCCACAATCTTGAATTATGTATATCATCCGGGCGTCGTGCAACTTTACAGCGACTATGAGATGATTATGTTAGATAAATATGGAAAAGATACTTCTGACAAAACTAAAGCAAAGGAGCTTATAATTGCAAATTTCGGAATTAGTTAAGGCATGCGCCCTCTTCACAGTGGCGCAGGCATGTGTGTGGTTTCAGTGTTATTCTCACTATGTGTGGGAATGGTGGCAAAATAAGCCAATTCATGCGGCATTAGTATACGGGATTCCTGCTAGTATTTGTTTTTGGTATGGTACGCGCCTCGCAGTCGATGCCACCAGCGAAGCGTGGGCGGCGCGCCTATTAGGCTTTGGAATATCATATCTAACTTTTCCATTACTCACTTGGTGGCTTTTAAATGAAAGTATGTTCACGACAAAGACAATGATTTGTGTAGCTTTGTCGGTTATGATAGTAATGGTACAAATATTTTGGAGATAAAATGACAATAGTAGAAAAGCCTTGGGGCTTTGAATTAATTTGGGCACAAACGGATAATTATGTCGGCAAGTTATTGCACATTGACGCACAACAAAGGCTTTCTCTTCAATATCATGAAATTAAAGAGGAAACTGTTTTTGTCACGCAAGGAATTCTTTTAAATTATGATGCCGGCGGGAATGTGCAAGCAATTCCCGCCGGCCAATCGTTACATGTTCAGCCTAATCAAGTTCATCGATTTGGCGCCGGCAAGAAATACGTTGAGCTTATTGAAGTGAGCACCCCATATCTTGATGATGTTGTTAGATTAGAAGATGACTATAAGAGATAATAAACTATTTATTACGTTGAGGAATTAAATATGAGTGATTTTGCAACGGATAAGTGGTTTAAACATGTCCGAGAAGAATTGATAGTAGAGGGCTTGAGAGACATCGGTCTCCCCGAATATGTCGTCGATTTTATCGAAGAGGCAATGCCGTCTTCCCCGGAGAAGGCGAAGGTGTACACAGGCAATGGCTGGAAGAAAGCCTTCACGACGGATAACGTGCAGAACCTTCAGTTTACTGCCGTTAATCATCTGATCGATCAGTACGGCGACTATGTGCAGAAGCAACCCAGCAGCGACGACCCCATTGCCCCCCTGCAAGCCCGAACCTCGACACCGTATGGGACTGCCGATGACGGCAGTTTCAAGCACGTAGAGTACGACGACGAGATGATAAAGCGCTCTGAGCAAGTTAAGTTCGTTATTCAAAACATCAAGAATGTGCTCGCCAAGCCGATGGGCACGTGGCCCAAGGCATTTAAGAAAGCCGTGAAGGCTTTGAGCAAAGCGGGAATTCCCAGCGAGAAAGTTGAATCCACCCAAGAATACTTTAAAGTACTTCTTCAGCAAGAGTTTCAAAATTGGTGGTACAGATACGATTTGCTGTTCGCATGGTTAAACTCTGAGCCCACCAACTATGAACTGATTAAAGGCGAAAAAAGCATGGTGGACGCCTACCGTGTTGCTCAAGATGACTTAAACAACAAAGAAGATCCCGACTTTATCATACACACCTTTGAGGATGGCTCTTACTGGTACAATCTTGATGTGTCTAACTGCCCTGTTGAAGGCGAGCGCATGGGGCACTGCGGTGGCGACAATCGCGGCGTTCTTGTTTCTCTGCGCAAGAAGAAAGGCAAGCGCAAGGCATCCTCGTCTTATATCACGATGACTTGGGATGACGAGACCCTTTATCAGATCAAGGGGCGCTCTAACGATGCTCCCCCGGAGGAGACCTGGGATCACATCGATTGGTTCATTAAGAACATGAACATCAACTCAGTCCAAGAAAGCGGCGAGCACTCCAACGACTGGGATGGTTTCCGAGAGATGAACGACTATCTATCCTCACGAAACCGCGACGTTAGTTTTGCAGGCGCAGTTGATATTGAAGCCATTGACGAGATGCTTAGTGAAATAGCAAACAACTACGATGGTGAACAAACGTCGATATCAGCAGAGTCCCAGGGACCAGAGGACCACGGCGGCGACGGCGCGTATGTATACATGAGCGGCTATGCCAGCATGGAGATTGAACTTCGCTGGAAAGGCTTTAAAGAAGAAGAGGGTTTTTATATCCCGACACTGGGACCGAGGACCGCCACTTCGGATGCGACAACTGACGACAGCCTCAGCCCCATCCCGATTAACTCATGGGGCACCGATGCACGAGCGTTTGAGGATGAGTCGGGATTTGATACAATCGGCTGGGATCTTCCGGGCGACGACCCAGAAGTAGAGTGGTCGATCCAGATGAAAGAAAGCTCTTTCCCGCCAGGTTACGAGGGAGATATGGAGGCGTCCGGCCCCATGCTGGCAGTCCTTAGTGTAGAGTGGCGCCTCAGCCACCAAGAAGGCGTTGAAGATGCCGACGAGGCCGAGCGCCACTTTGAAGACTTTAGCGATAACATGCAGCAGTTTGACAATGAATACGAGGAGAAACATGCCGAGGTGCGGGGCAATCTGGCACAGCACGGCTACATCGCCAAGACAACCTACGACCGTGACCGCGAAGAAATGGCTGCATACGACATGGATCACTGGAAAGTGTGGAGCGAGAAATCAGGACTAGAGTTTTGGTTTAGACCACACAGACGGTCAGATACTCTTATTAATAGCGGCGGAGATGCGGCACGCATCCCGATGGAAATTATGATGTGGGGACGCGATCCAGCCCGCGACCATCACATAGACGCGTTGTGGGTGAAGATCTTTGGTACATCTATCCTGCGTGGGAAGATGCAGTCACCTGACCTTAACCGCAACATGGCGAGAAACTTGGAGAAACTTTATGCAGAACAAGAAGCCTCTGATCCCGACCAAGAGCAGCTTCCCTTTAGTCAAGAGTACGATGCGCCTCCCCCACGCGCTGTGTTGGCGAAAGACTCGCGCTTCATCATTGAACCAGCAACGAGATTTGAGCGCTCCGGTGACGTTGGCGAAGGCTCATACCCCAACATGTCTATCAACTGGCGTTATACTATTGGTGTAGATCACACAGCATCGTCCGAGGAAGTACAGACAGTCAAAGATATTGTGAAGTATTTTAACGAGAACTCCGATATGGTTGAACTTGCCGCCATGCAGACGATCCGTGATGCGATGGAGGGGACGGCAGCGTTGGCAGATGCCACCAAAGCAGATGTTATGTCGGGCAAGTGGCCCAACATTGCCATTCGGCGCATTGATGATAAGTATGGTGCCGCGGCGTATGCCGGGGATGTCCATGCCGAGGCAATCATTCTGATTACCAAGTGGATAAAAGACAACTTCGATCAGATGAGTGAGCCAGAAAAATATGTAGCGTGGTTTAAATATCTGAAGCCGATCAAAGATGCTCACTTCAACATGGCTAGATCTGGAAACATTGAAATGGACGACGATGCCAACATTGGCATGCCCAAGAACTGGGTAATAGAGGTGCAAGATCAGTTGAAGAAGATGAAAGCCTTCAGTGGAACCGTGAACAAGTATGGTGGAGTGCAGCCCGGCGAGACACTGAAAGGAACGATAGGAGAGCCCCAGCCAGTGGGAGAGTCGATGGAACAACAAATAGCAAGAATAGACAGACTTCTGCAAGAAAAAGATCCAAATTACGATCTGCGCCAATATCAAGCGAACATAGGCGTTTCTATCTCCACAGAACTGGGGGGAGAAATGGCCGAAGTACAAACTGAAATAAGAGCAATCCCTCAAATTACTACGGTTCGAACTTCTGGCGAGTCTGTTAGGCGCGGAAATAGGTATTATGCAACATTGAATGTTAAATTTGCATTGCTAGGCCAAGGCAATCGACATGAATTTATAAGGAAAATTCTTTTGCCGAAACTTGCCACCATCAAAGGCTTAAATGTGATTTCAATCGACCGAGTGGATCTTATAGCAGCTAGCTCGTCAACCATTAAAGAGGACATTGCCGCATTGTATCAAACTAGTCAGGCATCTGTTACGCCGCGGCTTTCAATTGAAGATGTAGTGTCTGATTGGGCAGAGGGCGGCGTAATGGATTATGACGTGCCTATGAGCGCGTACTATATGAGGTATCATGTTATGGTGCCGGTGCAAGAACTGAGGGCGCTGATGTCGAGAGAATTTAGGAAGCCGATGGATGGATTTCAGGGCGGATACCAAAATTTTATATCGCGCGGCCCACAACAACCAGTTGTGGTTGCAATCGGAAAGAATGGGCGCGCCAAAATAACAGGCAATGAAGACGACGTATGGTATGCAATCGAATCGGGCTTAGAGGAGTTGCCGGTATTCTTTAGTTACCAAAATCAAATTTAGGAGATATATACTAAAAGGGAGGCGCGCCCACATATGAGAAAGTTTTTAAAAGTAGTGTGCGTATCTCTGGTGTGCTTCTCTCTGTTCTTCGGGGCCACCGCGTTACTAAAAAAGCCCAATGATGTTGTCCACCGCAGTGAGAGAAAAAAGCTTTTTTCACAACCAGATAGGGCGTCATCAGCATATCGTGGCATTCGAAAAAATTCAATTAGAAAGTCAATTGGGTCCGCTGTACGCATAATTTCGCCTACCGAAGATGAGAGCGCAACTTCACTAGCAACCGGCACATACTTTACTTATAAAGGAAAACATTATGTTCTGACGGCCGCCCATGCCATATTGGGTCCATGTAAAAATTTATTAATTGTATATTTTGAACATACGGCTAGTTGTTTAGAGTTTACTTTGGTAGATTTGCGCATGGATTATGCAATTATTGAAATAGAAGAAATAGAGGACCGCGTCCCTGTGCGAATGCCGCAATCACTGCAGCTTGACAAATATCCAAAAATACTTGACAAAACTTACTATACGGGTTATCCTAATAGTGCTGGACCTTTGACAATCACTGGCACAATTGCTGGCTTTACAGACGATGGTTTAATTTTTCTTCAATCATATGCGTGGACCGGCTCTTCGGGGTCTGGAGTGTTTGACCATCAGGGAAATTTAATAGGGATTATAATGGCTTTAGATATAGGCGTAACACAACATGGCGTTGATGTAATGGAGGATCTACTTATCGTTGTACCAACAAACGAAATTGATTGGTCCAGCATATTACATTAATGAGGAAAATAGTTATGTCCGATGAACTTAAGGAACTTTTAGAGCGCGTCGAAGCCATTGAGCAACAACTTGATTTAGTCGTTGATTTTTTGGAGCTGCTTCAAAGTAATGAAAGAAAAGCTGCCACAGAAGAACGAAAAATGCTTAACGACCACTTAAAAAAAACACAGATTACAGATAAACCCATGGGAGATGCTTAATGCCTGATATAATTTCTTTGGGGCTTGAAGATGCAACAGCCAGCGATTTAAAACCAAAACCCCCGCCTCGCCTCGCGCCACAGGGGATCCGCACGTTTACTGTTTGTCGCCAAAAAGACGAAACGGGCGTATCTGGCGAAGGTGTTGTTATTGAAGGAGTCCTATTAGCATCCGGCCACTGCATAGTTCATTGGCTTTACCCGCCTCCGCGCGGAGGCTTGGCTATCTTTGATTCTCTTCAAGATTTTGAAAAGGTCCATATTAGGCCCCATCCTACAAATAAAACAATTCTGACGTTTGAAGATGGTGAGCAAACTATTTATGATGGTGGTTAAATATGAATGAATGGCAAGAACATATTAGTTTATTAAAAGAAGATGCAAATTTTAAAAAGCGAATTCGCAGCTATATTAAGGATCGGCACGAACTGTTAGGTGTTGGTGGTCAAGAAAATAGCGCCCCCTATACTCAAAAGATGCCAACGCATGTTACCTTTGATAAACAGTTAGAGGAAGAAATAGAGATCGACATGGCTGGATTTAGAATCCATGATGAACTTGATTCGCAGATGTGGAAAGACGATAAGCTACACGATGAGATCCGCGCAAAATTAATAGAAATCGCAAAAGACTTTATCGAGGGACTCCCAATTGATGTGCAAATTGAAGATATAACGCTGACGGGCTCACTGGCAAACTATAACTGGTCAAAACATTCTGATGTTGATTTACATATCGTTGCTAACTTTTTAAAGATTGATGAAAATATAGAATTAGTTAAGGCATTTTTTGATGCACACAGAATGCGCTGGAATGACCTACATGATATAAAAATTAAAGGATATGATGTAGAGGTATATGTGGAAAACAAAGACGAGGAACACCACTCCACGGGCGTTTATTCAATAACGAATGGCGAATGGGCAACTCACCCGGAGCAAATTGACAGAGTAATTGATTTAGAAACAGCTTTGAAGAAGGCAAACGACATTGATGAACAAACAAATGCTGTGCGAGATATGTTTAAAGAAGGCGAATACGAAAAGGTTATGCGAAATGTTGATCGCATAAAAAATAAGATTCGCAGTATGCGATCTGCCGGTCTCGAAAGTGAAGAAATGGAATTTTCTCCTGAAAATATTGCATTTAAAATGTTGCGCCGTGCCAAGGTGTTGAATAAACTTACACGCTTAAAGTATAATGCTTATGATAAATCAAAAACACTGGATGATTAATGGAATTTGAAGAAATAACAGAAGATGCAAAAGTTTTTCCTGGTGAATTTTTATTGCACGTGCCCAAAAAAACAATTGTGGTGTGCGGTGCCTTTAAGGGTGACACAATCCGCGTCCTAGATAACGGCAGGCTTGTTGAAGATAAAGTTCAAAACTTTAAAAAAATAAAGCTAAATGATAATGAAAGAGAAGAGAGATATGTTTCTCGGTGTAAGGGGTGTGGCCGATAAATGGGGGACGAAGCAGACAAAATAAAACAATTTTGCCTGATCCAGCTGGAAATTTTAAAAGAGCGCGAAGCGCGCCTTAGAAAGCAAATTCTCGACTGCAACATCCAGAAGGAATTTTTAACCAGCATCCTTTTGGAATTAGACCACGATGACTAAAATTTATACATATTGTCTTTTTGATCATGATGATAACTTTGAAGGCGTCTACTCATCGCTTAAGGCTGTATATCGTGATGCCCTGCGTCTTTCAAATAGAGGCCATGGCGAAGTTCGCATGTCCACGCCGCAAGGCTGGGAAAAACCTTCATTAACTGGCCTGAGAAACTTGCTAAAAGGCCAGTTTGATGTTATAATATTATTCCGCTCGGGTGCGAGTGGTGCAAAAATTCTTAAAACAAGACTAAGGGAGTAAAGTTGGACGAACACGAAAGTATTGTAAGATACTGCATGGAACAAAATATTGTTTGCGAGAATCCTTTTTGGATGCCTACGCAGCAATTAGACACACCAAGGATAAAGGAGGAAATTTAATGCTAGCATGGCAAGAGGCGCGGTATAATGACTTAGAAGCTGAAAATGACCGTTTAATCGGGCTACTTGAAGAGTCGCATGCGCTGTTGGCAGATTATGCGGACATAGTTACCGCGCAAAAAGACATGCCGTCAGAATATGTCTTTGTGATCAAATCTTTAATTAATAAAATTGCAGAGTATGTAGAAATTCAATGATTTTTAAGATTTATGGCATTACCGATTGTCCATCATGCTTGCGCGCATGCGCAGATTTAATGGACTGCTACCCGGAGAAAGAATATGTTTTTGTTGATGCAGGTTTTTCAAAAAAATATAGAAAGATGCTGCAGCAGAAATTTAAATGGGCAACTTTCCCAATTATAGTCACAGTAAGCGCCGAGGGAAACGAGGACTTAGTTGGCGGATATGATGACTTATCATACGTTCTTGGTAAAGAATTAACAGAACCTGTCTGAAGTATGTGACGTTGTTCGGCGAACGGCATAGTTAATATGTGGGATTAAAACGGGGCGATTTAATAAGATGGGTAGTTGACTATGACGCCTTTGAGGCTGGAGCGACGTTGCGGCCTATCAGGCCAGTATATGCATATGGAATAATTATAAAAGTTTCCAACAAAGAACCAGATTGTGTGGTGGTGTTTCAAATCAGCGGCCTTTCTGGGCTACTTTACAAACGAAGAAAAACGGATAATGCAATAAAACATCTTCACATGGCGCATGATGTTCTTGAAGTAATAAGTGGTGGATAGGGGGTCTTGACATTTCTTTGACTTGACGTTACGCGCGCTTTGTGCTATATTATAGATATGACAACAACACCAAAGGAATATGATTTTGGACCGCCCACAGAACGGATATTAGAGATTAGTGGCCGCATCGCCCGGCATGTTAATCGAGCACGCCAAATTGCGTCAACATCTGAATTTCCAGATTACCGTCACGGTGCAGTCTTGGTGCGCGGTGGGTCCGTAATCAATACCTCCGCCAACAAGGATAGCTTCTGCTCATTTGGCAACCGATTTAGAGTCAAACAAAAGGGAGTTGCCACAGTTCATGCAGAACTTGGCTGTATTTTGGGCATCGACAAGAGCAAAACCGAAGGCACTACATTGTATGTTGTTCGTGTTGGTAAAAGTGGCGACCTTAAACTATCAAAGCCGTGCCCTATGTGCTATGCTGCGCTAAAGCACGCGGGTATTAAAAAGGTTGTATTTTCATTGAACAGTCACACTTGCGGAAGTTATAAAATCAAATGAGGACATGCTCAGTGTGTGGCGATGCGGGCCACAATAAGCGCACGTGTCCTGAAAAAAGCCCACGACCACTCTCCGCAGCTAAGAGCACAATGGAGGGCTACGATATTGGTGACATTTATTATTTTAAATCGTATGGTATGAAGCAGCCACATCAAGGAGAAATAGTTGCGGTTTATCCGAACGAGCCTGAGCTATGTGTTGATATGCGAGATTGGGTTGATGGCTCTACGCGCGCCGTACCCGTCGCCATTCTCGCTCTTAAAAAATCCGATGCGACTAATAAATCCACCGAATACTTCTTGACAACAAACAATAATTAGGTTATTATAACAATAGGAATTGGGTTGTTAGCTCAGTAGGTAGAGCATCGGACTTTTAATCCGCAGGTCCAGGGTTCGATCCCCTGACGACCCACCATCTTATATAAGGAGAACGAAAAATGATTTTATTGCTATTGATGGCTTTTGACCAGCCGGTGCCGCCAGAATGTGTTATTGATCGCTGCGAAGGCAAGATATGCATAGTTGGAACACCAGAAGGATGGGTGGAGATTGATCGCAAGCCCTACCACCATGAAGGAAAAGAGATTGAGTGCCCCTTTTGGTTGGTTGACCCAAGATAAGCAAGGAGACGAAATGAGGTTTACAGCGATTTTTATGGATATTGCAGGAAATTATTTAACAAAGTTTTTTGTAACTTGCCATGATAAGAACCAAGCGTGGAAGGAGATTCTTTCGCAAACCCCCGAAGGACACAGTCTTGTCTTGATTATACCCGGTGAGCAACTTGTTTACTCACAAGATGACATTTCACTGACAAATGTAGCTTGACAAAAACAGCTATCGTGGTTATATTATATATAGGCTTCGATAGCTCAGTTGGATAGAGCATCGGCCTTCTAAGCCGAGGGCCGCAGGTTCGAGTCCTGCTCGGAGTACCACATGGGGGTGTATCTCCTCCGTCTTATAAGCGGTAGAAAGAGTAACTGGTCACACGTGGGTTCAAGTCCCACCTCCCCTACCATTTTATGAAACTATTTAAAATAAGAGGTCGCGACATACGCGCCCACAAACCAAAAGGAGTGGTAATAACTTTTTGGCTCGGCGCAGAAACTCAAGAAAAAGCCTTGAAAATGTGCGAAGAAAAGGGTATAATAGAAATTGAAAGTATCGAAGATGATACGGAGACTCATCAATGGGCAGAAGGGAAGAAATGTTAACAAAAGGACAAAAGAGATATATGGAAGAATATGAAAAATACATGGATGTTGTAGTTGAGCCAGGTTTTTATTTTAATAAGAACCGCCCGGTCGTTGAATATGAAGTATTGTCCATTGGGCTTGACGAGGCAACCATTAAAACTGTTAAGTCTGGTCATGTTACAACCAAGACGCTGCACTGGTGCAGAAAGAATTTGGCGAGGATAAGCCAATAATTATTGGGGTGTAGCATAATTGGCAGTGCATCCGGTTGTTACCCGGAAGGTTGGTGGTTCAAGTCCACCCGCCCCAGCCATAGGTTTAATAAGTGATATATGTGGAATATATTTTTTAATAAAAAGGAGAAAAAAATGCCCACTACTGAAACAGGTGCCACTAAGGCACTTAAAAATACCGTTAGCCGTCAAAAGGCAACAATTGTTGCATTACAAAAAAGACTTGGCGTGCTAACAGATGACATTCACATGCTGCAAAGAGATTTGAGTAAGTTTAAGAAGAATGTTGCTGCCGATATTAATGAACTTTTTGATAGGGTGGGCGCTGACTAACTATGAGCTACCATGACGGGTACGATCCCCGGCGAGAGGGAATCTCGGTTGTTAATCCTTTGATTAGGATTGAAAGAAAGTTTGATAAAATTAAAAAATTACTTGCAAACAATGAGGCGCTAGCGGGCCTCAGTGCCATGGATTTAAAAAGCGTAATCGAAGAAATTTTAAATGAATGAATTTTATATGAAGAAGGCCGCAGTCCCACGCGCGGCAAAGGATGCGGCTGGCATCTGTGGTGCGGAATTATTAAAAATTTTGGAACTTTACAACTAAGGAGGAAGCAAAATGAAAAAATTTATTAACTATGCATTTAAATTCATGGTTGTTTACTTAGTGATTAATTGGCTTGCCGATAATCCTAACGCAATTAGTGATGTACGTAATGGGCTCAATGGCGCGGTAAACAAAGGCATTAGTACCGTTAGATAGCCGCTTGACATTTTCTTTACTTGACTAATGTATGTGAGTGACTATATTAGATTATATCCAAAGAAGGTAAATCAACATGAAGGCCGGTGATCTTGTAAGATATATTCCGAGCCCATCGGCCACATTTAAATGGCGCAAATATGAAGAGAGCAAAAAGAGCTTTCCGGGCGTTATTTTATGCCAGGTAGATGCGATAGGCACGACGACTCGGCGCTTTAAGATCCGTTGGCACGATGGAGAAATTACAGAAGAATGGATAAGCCATCTGGAACCCTTTGACAACTCTTTGACTTGACTTGGTGCCGTTTCGGTGCTATATTATAGGTACAAGGAGAAAAACATGATCGAAGTTGGTTCACTACTCAGAATGTGGGGCAACCATAGCACCTGGCTCGCTCTCGATGAGATTGCAGGCACAGTGTTGGTTATCAACCAAAAAACAAACTACAAGATGTGGGCAGACAAAGCCGCTTTTGAGGTGATAGGGTGAAAGTTTGGGTTATGCAGGGCATCCACGAAGGCGACATGTTCGCTTCTACGCACATGACTGAAAAGGGTGCTGCTCTCGCAGCCATCGCTGATGTGCTGGAGTTTTTGGGCGTTGAGGATAAGGAAACTGCGATTTCTGTTATGAATAATCGCTGGAACTGTGACGAGATTGACGGCGAGCAAGAGGAACCATGGGAATGGCATCTGAAAAAGATGCGAGATATGAAGAAAGAACAACTGTGGGAAATCTTTAAGCAGTGGAGCGAACTCACGTGGGACAACACCTGTGGTTATCAGGTCGAAGTTAACAAGACGGAGATCACAGGATGAACATTTGGGTTGTAAGAGAGACGTTTATGTACGATAGTGATACATACCTTACCACGCACCTTACCGAAAAGGGCGCACTGTTACGGGCGATTGACTGTGTGCGTGCGCACGTGCGGAATAGCTGCGACGACGACGAGATTAAAGAATACATTGAGGACGGCACCATACCGGGCGATCCCGACGAGGATCTGATGTGCTATTCCAGCGAACAACTCCAGAAGATTGTCCACGCTTGGTGGGATTATTCAGACGTGATGAATGATACAATGCAGTATGAAATTCATCAGACAGTGGTGACAGCATGAAACTTGTTAGGGATTA